GTTGTTTCTAGTTTGCCTAATAGTCACAAGAGGATCATCAGCATTTGCAGATGTAAAGATTACATCATCACCGGAAGACGTAAACCCACCACTAAAAACAGCCGCAGCCGTGGTGGTAAGGACGCCTGTTACTAGGGCAGTGCCATCTATTACAGCATCGCCCGTTACATCAAAGTCATGACCTACATTAAGGTGTCCTGCAACATCAGTTACAGAAGCAACACCGTTAGCAATCGTTATATCAATTTCATCTTCAGCATCACCATCTACAATTATTAAACCAGAGTTAAGTTCTCCATCATGAGAGGAAACACTAAAAGTTAATCTACCACCTTCTTCACCACTAGTAGCTACAGCAGCTTCACCAAGGATACTAGCAAACACTTCTTGAGTTTCACCAGAATCACCTGCTTTAAATTCTATTGTACCAATATCATCACCACTAGAACCACCAGTTCCAGTAGTCCTGTCTTTTTCAAAACGCAGTGTTGATGCACTAGTATCATTAGTAGTATTTTTAATAATTACTACAGGGTCAGTAGAGTTTGCGGAAACAAAAGTATTAGTATCGCCATTAAATGTAGTATCGCCAGTAACATCTAAGTCAGTACCAACAAATAGTTTCTTAGCTATACCAACTCCACCGTCAACAATCAAAGCACCTGAAGTTGAGCTAGTTGAGTCAGTAGCCAAATTTAAGTTAACAACATCACTTGTATCAAGAGTTGTTACAGACGCAGTAGCCGCAGCGCCAGACCCAAGAATACCGTCTAATGTACCAGTAAACCCAGTAGCTGTTATTTGGTCAGTTGCAGTAATACCATCCACAAACAAGTTAGCCCAACGAACACTGGTTGTACCAAGATCGTCAGTGCTGTCTGTGTCAGAAACAATATCTGAACCACTTGTAATTCCACCTGTTGCTACTTGTGTAGCTGTAAAGGTTGCTATACCTGTCTGTGTAAGAGTACCTGATACTTCTAAGTCACCGTCAAGGTCAACAGTCGTAGCCGTAATGTTTACGTCACCTGAAGAGTTAATAGCAAGGTTAGTACCGTCACCCTCAATTTTCTCTCCTGCATCACCAAATACTATTCCTATGTCATTGGCTAAGTGTACGTCTGTTGTTGCTGCTAGATTAATTTTAGCACCAGAGATAGTTAAATCTGTACCGTCACCTTCAATCTTCTCTGAATTCCCACCAAAAATTATACCTACATCATTTGGTACATGTATATCTGAAGTAGCAGTTAAGTTAATCTTAGCGCCTGAAGTTATAGTTAGGTCAGTGCTATCACCTTCTATCTTCTCACCAGTACCAAAAGTAACACCTACGTTAGCAGGGATAACTACGTCTGTTCCTGCAGTAAGGTTGATAGCTCCATCAGAAGCAATATCTAATGTAGCGTCTGCGCTAGAACTAATGTGAACAGCTGTATCACGAAACTGTACTTTTTTATTTGTGGCTACAAGTATGTCTTCGGCTAGTCCATCTATATAAGCACTACCATTAATATATATGTCACGCCACTCTTGACCTGCTGAACCTAAGTCAAACGAACCAGCAACACCATTAGGAATAATGCTAGAGTTTACGTCTGCACCAAAGACAACGTTATCTGTAACCGCATCACCAAGAGTAATTGTACCACCATTAAACGTAGTAGTACCTGTTACTGTAAGATTACCACCGACACCTAAGTTACCTGAAATGTCTGCAGCACCATCCATATTAATAGTAGTAGCTACAAGGTGTATTTCGGTAGCTGCTACAAGATCAATATTTCCAGCACTAGCTGAATGAATGTAATTAGAAGTATTAGTAAACTGTATCTTTTCGGTAGTAGCCATAAGTATGTCATCAGAAAACTCAAAGTAGTCTTCATCTTCCATCCATTTTAGAGTACCATCATTACTACCACCATTAAAAACAATAGATACGTCACCAGCATTTGTTCCAATAGTAAGAACATCGGTTGCTGCTAACGTAATAGGACCACCTTCACCAGCAGTACCATCGTGTGTGTGACCTGTACTAGAAGCAAAAGCAGCTAAAAGTTGATCATACTCATTATTAAAGAGGTCTGATGTAATAACATCGCCATCTGTAAAGGTTGATTGTCTTGTGTATGTAGCGCCCATTTAACGTCTTGCTCCTAATAAATACTCTAACTGAAAACCTTTAAGGGAATAAGGGGCAGATTCACCACCATCATTTATTCTTAATACAACGGAAAATCCAGAACCTTCTACTGGTTGTCTTATAAGGGGCTGAGAAGGACCACCAAAAACAAACCTAACTGCACCACCAATAGTACTAAATACCGCTTGACCAAACTGTGCTGCTACTAAAGTAGAGTCTAAAGAGTAAGCTACAGGTCTAGTAGAGTCTGCGTTTTCGTTGTCGTACCGTACTAATAGTTCTGCATCAATAGCAGATTCAGGTTTATAGTTAATAATAACTCTTTGCATATGTTTACGTATGCCTGTATCACCAAAAGATAAGTCAGAGCTTCTATATCTTCCTAGTACTGGAGTACCATCAAAGGTGTTACCTTTTTCTTGTCTATGTATAAAGCCACTAACATCTCCATGTAGTACAATTACATCACCTGCCTTAACAAAAGTATCTGTAGAAGTAGGTTTTATGCCACGCATTTCTGAAAACTCATAGCCTTCTTCTTTCATAACACAAGTAATACCTCTTGTAATGCTGTCTGCTTGACCATCTTTAGTAAAAAATATTCTGTACTGTGTCTTGTCTTGAATAACAACGCTTTCAAACAAAGCAGAGTCTTTAATATTAGCATCAAAAATAGATTGTACGTTTCTACTTATTGTTCCAAGTTCAACGTCACCAATCTTTGCTGTAGCAGCAACTGTACGTAAGCCGTCTGGTCCAAGAAACACTAAGTCACCACCAAATTCTTGTATAGTGTCACCATTCAAACAGCCAATACTTCTAGTAACTGGAGACATTGCAAAATCTGAAGAAGTGTTCCCTGTTAATTTAAATATTCTATTTTCACAAAATATAAAAAGAGAATCTCGAAATACTTTTAATCCTGTAATAGTGTCGTCTACTCTAATACTACCTGCGCCATCACCGGAAGCAAAATTATCTTCATCAAACGGTGCGCTGAATATAACTTCTTCTGGAGTAGTAGACTTACCCGCATAAAACATATGATCTTTAAAAGAAGCTATAAACTTAGACCCTACAACTGCTGTTGTAGATATGTCTACTGCGCTTAATGCTAAGTTAAAAGCTACCGGGGCATTTACACCATCAACAAATACAATTTTTTCAGTGCCATTATAATTAAAGCGTTCAAATCTATATTTAGAAGCGTCTGTTCTACCTGTATCTATTTCTGTCCAAGGAGAAGAAACAGTTACGTTAGTAAAGTGCGTAGCATCTCCAGTACCTCCTGCAGCCCGTGTTACACCTGTAAATTGATTAGGGTTTACTGTAGAATTTACACCTGTATAAGTAAATTTTTCAGAGTTTATTTGAACTGTACCACTAGTTGCAAATCCAAGAACAGTGTCTACTTTAATTGTAGCTGATCCTGACATAGTTTCACTTATACTTATACCAAGAGCTAGTTCGGTAGAAACAGCAGAAAATATTTTTTGCCCCCTACAGGCTAACACTTTATTTCCGAAGTTAGCTACGCCTATTATTCTTTCAGAAGAACTAGAGGTTTGTGGTACAACTTCATTAACAAACTTACGAAAGCCATTTATTCTTCTGTAGCCACCCTCAACGTCAGGTTCAAAGTTTTCTAAAACTAAAGCTTCGCCCGGTTGCATAAGAAAAGAAGAGCGGTTTAAAACTAAACCACCTTCACAGTTAAATGCCGCTGGTTGTGCTTTTGAACTATCAACCATTAAAAAGAAATTCCAATATTATAATTGCTTGGTCTATATATAACAGTTGACCTAACGTATTCGTATTTATTTACAAGAAGACTTTGTACATTTTTTATACCTTGTTCAAAACGAATAAAGTTTGTATTGTACTGATCTAACTCTCCACGATACTGATACACAAAGGCAGCAGCACCGTCTACAATAATAGGAGAAAACCTGTCAGGAATACTAGTAACATCTCCATGTGCAGCTAAGTCACTTGGAAAAGTATAAAAGTCAAACACTAGTGTGTATTGTTTGTCGGGTAAGGGGTACAGTAAATAATTATTATCTGGAGTACGTACAATAAATTGAGGCACTCCACCATTTGTAAATAGAGCTACCTGTACACCAGTAGCGTGGGCTGCAGCAGTAGTACTATTAGCACCCCTAGTACAACCAGTAAAAGTAGTAGACGTAGTACCTGTGTAAGATACTTGCTCACCTAGTATAAAGAGAACTCCGCTAGTAGCAAAGTCTGCAGTGCTTACAACAGTAATTGTAGTAGCACTATCTGTTAAAGAACCATTTAATGTTGTTGCGTCTACTTCATCTTCTTGAATAGCAAAGCCTCTACTAATATATTCATTATAATCTAGCTTTGTAAGATTGCCCCCAGAAGTATTGAGGTCAGTATTCTTTTTTATTCTAGCTGTATTATAATCAATATGTTTAGTACTAGTAGGTACAGTATATCTAGTTGTACCGGGAACTAATGTAGATGTATTAGTTGCGTGATTAAAAGGATAACCAAATTCTTTTTGATTAATGTATCGTATGGATTCATTAACAGCATTTTGACATTGTACTTGAACACCCCTAGCGTCTGCAAAGCTAGCAGCAGTAAGAGCAACTTCATTCATACGAGTTATAACATCGTTAGTTAATGAAAGATATGTCAGGGCCATTATGTTTCCTTAAAATGCAGCAATGGGGCCAGCGCAAAGCCA